TAATCCACGAAGCTCATAACCACCTTCAGAAATGACTGTGGAACAAACCTGCTTTAAAGTGCCGCCAGCAGTAACACCAGTATTTTTAATCTCGTATCGTAAAGGTAATGAAGCAGTTGTGATATAAGTAGATGAAATTCTATTTGCGTGGTGGAATGTGTGGCAAGTAATAAATTGACCGTCAATAACAAATCCCATTCTTACAGATCCAAGTCCCAACCACTCAATATCCATCCAAAGAATTTGTGCTTTATCTTTAGATAGTGTGAGACCAGATGGACCAGTTCCATCTAGTTTATCTCCATTCCATCCAGTATCACCAGCACCATAAACACCACCAGTTTGACTAATGAGAGTTTCTGTTACTGATCCAGTAACTAAACTTCTTTCTACGAATGCTGGAGTTAATCCATCTAGTTGATAATACATTCCATTACTAGCACCATAATATCCAATCCTCTGGCGAAGATTTGTTTGTGGTGTTGCTGGAACAAAGGTGCTCATTACAAGAAGAGATTTTCCTGGCTGATAAGCAAATACCTTTGTTGTTTCTCTAACTACTTCTGCGTTTGCTACAGTAGTTACTGTTAAATCAACTAATCCTTGACTAGCATTAAAACTGGTAGATCCTCCAGTTACAGTTGCCGTGCTCCAAAGATTATTGTCGGCAAATCTGTGTGAAGAATCAAATAAAGTTAATGGCAATGATACTCTCGTTCTCCCAAAAGCATCTGGATTTATACTTACGGGAAATCTGTTAATGTTATCTACTATTCTTCCGTCCCTTGTTGCAACACCATTAACCTCAAAGAGACTTCTTTCTTGATTTAGAAAGTCTTGTGTATTCTTATTCCACTGTGCCATAATCAGTCAATCCATTCCAGTTTTGAAGGGTGGTATCTTTTTGCTTTTTTAATATTAAAGTTCTTTTCTTCTGCTGGATAGATGTTATGTACCATTGCACCAGGATATTCACTCTGAAGTTTTTCAGCCAATTCCTGCTTTGATGGTATTCCAGTCTTTGTTACCATCTCAATTCTATATATGCTATTTTGCCAAGTTATATCGGCAACATAACTCTCACCAACTTCCTCTTGAGATTGTTGATCTTGAGAGTTGATGTATAGGTTTCCGTTGAAGTCGCCAGAAATATTGACTGACTCTGACATAAATTGTTTAAAGTTTTTCATCGGCAATTCCAAGATCTCAAACTTTTATTGATTCTGCTATCGGGATCTCTAGCAGTTTTGGCAGAAGTAAGTTTTGCCTTCATCCCTTTCATTCTTGCACAAAATGAATCTCTTCTCTTATTGCCAACCTTCTTAGAAGGTGCTTTAAGGTCAGATCCAGGATTTGCTCTCTCGTAAGACTTCCTTCCTTTTTCGTTAAGTCCACCTTCTTTGTTCTTCCCTGATTTTTTGGTCCAGGCAGCACCTTCAGAGACTTGGACCATTGGTTTTCCTGGCTCATACTCGGATACGTTAAAACTGTATACTCGTGCGCCTGGGTAGACCTTTTCTATCTCATTTTGAACTTCAGTTCTTGTGGGGAACTTTGTTTGTGGGAAAAACATCTTTATTGAATGATATCTTCCTCTCCAAGTAAGACCCACTAAAACAATGTTCCCCGTTTTAGCTGGGATTCTTACAATCCCTTCTGAAACTAGTGGATCTGGAGTGATTAAATCGACAACTTCTAAAAATGTGTTGCCATCAGCATCTTCTATAGTTACTTTGTTTTCTTTTTCTTCAACATTCAAAGTCTTTGGATAATTCTTATCCCCAGGTTTCGCTGGCGATTCTCCACGCTTACGTTTAGCATGAATATTTGACCAGAGTCCTTTATTTTTTTTCTCTTGAATGATTTCTTCTACGATTTTATCGACTAATGAAACTTCGTTTTTCAGAAAGCTTGGAACATTAACTTTTGCGGATGGACGTAACTTTTTGTCAGCAACCTTCCTTTCGTTTTCATTTGGAGATTTTTTCATAGCAGCAATTTTGTTCTGCTTTTTTGCAGAAGAATGTGCTGTTTTGTTAATAGGATGATTGAATGACATTTTTATTACTAATCTTCCACGTATTATTTATCATCAGTATTATTTTGCTGCTGTTTTAAAAACTTGGATAGATCCGCTGTAGATCCAAAAAACATTGCATTATTAGTAACATTTGTGGGACCTTTTTGCTTTTCTTCTTCCATATCCTTAATCTTCTTTTGAAGATCCATTAACTTATCTGTGGTATCAGACACGTTTTTAATAAGTTGCCCAAGAACTTCATATGCTCTTGGAGAGTCAGTTTCTTGTGCTAACTCTAAGACACCATTAATAGCTTCTTGACCCTTTTCTATAATAGAGTAAAGATTTCCTCTAGTATAATCATAGTCTTTATCAATATGTTCTTCTTTACTTTGTTTTACTATTTTTTGATCATTATCTGGTAAAACTTCAACTTCTTTTATTTTTTCTTCATTTTTATTTTCATCAGTATCATTTTTAATATTAAATGCATCGTCTAAACCATCAAATGCTTTTTTCATACCCTACCTCAAAAAGATGACATATCAAATCCGAAGTTATCTCCAACTTCAATCAAGTCGTTATCTTGTGCAGTAATATTTTTGATTGCCGTTCCAGCAACGTGTTGAGTAATCTTTGTTCCATAAGATCCTCTTTCAACTCTAACATTAACATCACTGATTCGAATGATCTTCATAGTTTCACCATCCACAGTAATATAACTATTTTCAGATAATACATTTGGATCAACAACAGAGAACTCATTTGTTGATATTTCCATATCAGAGGCAGTTGTTGTAACACCAAAATTTGTATAGTTTACAGATGCGACAGGAGTTGTTTGATAAGTAATCTCTCTTGTAGAAGCTACTTTGTCCCCAGCAAAATAACCAACTTGTACTTTTTTGATGATATCTCCAGCTTCTGACTTTGGTACTGGTCCAAATAGATACGTTTTCGCAGAGAACTTCAATGAATAGATAATTGCTCTTCTATCTTTAAAATCACCATCATATCGATCTTCCATGGTAATATTATTGAGAGTAAATGGAATATCTCTCTTTTCACCAATAGAATCAATCAAATCGATTGTTAAAGTATATGATGGTTGAAAATATGGCAAAATCTGCTCTACAATCTGTAGGGCATCGTCATTATGTTTAGCCATAATGTTCAACTCAAATTCCATTGTATATGGAACAGGCATATAAACTTTCTTCATTTTTGATTTCTGAGTTCTGTCTGAAACCAAGAATGATTGAGTAGTAGTTACTTTTCTTGAGCTATCATAAGTCAAACCTACAAGTTCAAATGACATCTTCGGAAGAGTCATTCTTACTGGATTGTCTAGATCTGGTGATTGCTCAAGTCTTGCCAAAAACTTTTGCATAGGGGCATATGCAATCGGAACTTTTAGTTCCGATATTATTTCATTATCAGCATTGGTAGTTTTTATTTTGATATTATTAAAAAGCGTACCAAAACCAACAATGGTTTTTCTCATTATTGAGTGGTAAAAATATTCAAACATTTTTTAGTCCCCTATACTCTTCCAAAAGGATTTTCTTCAGTAAAGTCGAGTATTCCATCGGCTTCAACTTGTATGTCGTAGTTATCTTCATACTTACCATATTTATTATTTGAATCTCCAGCATCTGCCAGATTATCGGTATAACCTATTCTTAATGTGTATGAAGCTTCCGAATCAGCACCAACAATACCCTCTCCACTGTTAAACTGACCAATAACATTGGAAAGTTCTAATATGCCAGTAACAACATTCCAAGATTTTACGATACCAGTTGCACCACTTTGTTGACCAGTTATAGATTCATTATACCTAAACGTTCCTATTCCAGGAACCGTTAAATCTGGAGTGGAGAATGTTACTGTGGGAGTTCTTGTATATCCCAAACCAGCATTTGTAAATGCAACGGATGTGACTATACCAGCACCATTTATTCTTGCAACTGCTTCTGCTTGACTTGTAGTGATCCCAGTTGGAGTTCCAACAGGTTCAGAAATAGTTACAATAGGAGGATTTAAGTATCCACCACCACCTTGAATAAGTCTAATCTCTTGCAGAACTCCTCTACCAATCTCAACAGTTGCAGATGCTCCTTGTCCACCACCCTCTAAGAATATAACCTGCGGTGGAGAAGATGTAGTATATCCATATCCACTATTAGTAATCTCAATAGATTTTACTGATTGGAATGTTTGTGGACCAAACATACTAGCAATACCAGCAGCAGGAGCACCCGCAAACTCAGTACCAAATCCAAGAATATCTTGCGGCATTGATATTCTGACTTTTGGTGGACTGGTATATCCATCTCCACCACTACTTAGAATAAATCTTCTAACACCATCTTTAACAACATTGCTAATATATGCTGTAGCAGTTACACCAGCACCAGTAAACATCTGTAAAGTTTGGATATATCCAATATCTTTAGTATTATCGTCAATATCTTCAATTGTTGTATCGATAATTTCGTCCTGATATCTAAAGAGTTCGCATCTTAACTCATAAACATAGTTTTTATTGAGTTGATAAAAAGGTTTTTCGTGCTCAACATATTTGATTTCAAATAATCTGTCTCCTAAAGGAAAATAGATTAAATCTCCTTCTTTTGGTCTATCACCTAACTCTGCATCTTCTAGATTTTCTATTAATGGTTTTATATAAGTCTCATATCTATCTCTAGAAATGATCAGAGTAATATCATCAACTTCTTCTATACCAAACTTTGATAATATAGTACCTTGCCCACCATATCCATCATAAGTTTCTAAATATGCTTCAAGTGGATACGCATTATTAAACTCTGATTTTACAACTTCTTTTATAATAGAGTTTTTCTTTATAAACTGTCTCGGCATATAATATACATCAATGCCATACATTTTCAACTGTTCATTTATTAAATCTTGAACCAGATTTTGTTCAAGTTTAGATCCCTGTAGAAAAAATGGATTTAATGGCATAATATCAACCTATCATGTCTAAAGGTGGTAACTCATAGTCATATGTCATTTGCTGCATTAATGCATCAATCTCAGCTTGACCATCATCATAAAGTTGTCTTCCATTAAACTCAACTCCTCCTGGAAGTTTAACTCCATTAAACTTGATTAGATTCTGACCCCATTGCCTTTTAATCAAAGAAGTTAGATATTTTTTAACAAAAGAATCGTTCCAAACTTTTGAATAATCACTAGGATCCAATAATCTGTAGCAATCAATAACAAAATATTGACCAACACTAACGTTGTTCCAATCAATATCTAAATAAAGTCTATCTTGTCTTTTATTAAATCTGATTTGTTTTTGTGTAGTTAATAAGAAATCAATATCTTCAAGATATGTTTTTGTCATAGCATATGTAAGCAACTCAGTAGAACCCCAATAATAAATATCATTCAAAAATAGTTGATATTTAATACTAAACATTCCAGAAGATACTGAGTTAGAACCCTCAAATGTAAAAATCTTATTTACGCCAGTAACATAATCTGGAACTTTTAAATAGTTGCCATTTTCAAAGTATGAAAACGTTACTCCAACTCCAGCAACAGTAGTGGAAACATCTGTAACGTCTACTCCAACATCAGATACAGATTTTGCTTTTCCTCTATCAATATCTGCTTGAGTAATCTTATACTTTAAGAATGTTGGGTAGACGCCATCAAAATGTCGCTCTTGGAAGAACTGCAAGGCATCATCAACGAGATCTTCGATTTGCTCTTCAGCAACGTTTATCTCTAAAACTGGAGCGCCAAGTTTCCTTAAGCAGTAGTCTATTAGTTCTTGTCTCGTTGATGGTTGTGCCATTATAGTTTAGAAATGACTTCTTGCTGGTTTAAGTATAATTTGTGCATTGACTTAGCAATATTTCGCAAAGTCTGAACATCACTTATACTATCTATGTTTCTAGCATTTTTTTCATACTCAAAGTTTTTTGCAACAGAATGTAGAGTTATGTCAGAGGGATCCATTCTTAATCTCCATTAATAATGATTTTATTTCATTAATGTCCGATTTTAACCTATTCAAATCATTTTCGATGTGCTCAATTTTACTGTTTTCACTTTTCCGTTTCTCGCTCCTTTTTATATAGAGATCATACTGACCTTTATCAGTATTAATAATAGCATTACTATTACCATCTCTATATAAATGGGATTGATCTTTTACTTTTAATCTGTCCATACTATGCTAATCCAATAACTCTTAGATCTCTAAATCTTGGTGGGAATGCCTGATTTGTTGAGGTGCCTAACAACTTCACTGAGAAGAAGTTAAATGGCTCAAGATTATCAATATTAAACTCTAAATCAACATAACTGATGCCACCTTGCGCATATCCTAGAGCATTATTTCTACTATATTGTTTATCTGGAGTTCCATCATTTTTGGTAATATCAATAACTTCACCCGATGCCAATCTATTTCTAAATCCAGGGAATGGATAATAGATTGGTTCTTTTTCTGCAGACTTCATAACAGCAAAGAATGCTCTAACATCAGTATATTGATTTATATATGCTTCAACAAGAACTTTTATAGAAGTTGCTGGGAACTCTAGTTGGATTGGTTTTGTTTGATATGTAAATGCGGTTGGATCTTCTGTACTACTGGATGTTCTGGAATCATTAATATAATCACTGATTGGATTATTTACTCTATTTGATACAAATACAGCACCAAGACGATCCAGGTCAATAATAGGACTAATAACTGGTTGATCTGTTGATAAGTTTAAAGTAATTTCTAGAGATTTGTTTCCAGGTAGTTGATCTGCAAAAGCAAGTTCATTGATTCTGGAAGCAATAACTCTAGGAGATTCAAAATAGTTATCTTCATTAATAGTCAATGGAACAGTTCCAGCATCAAGGAATGATTCTTCATTTCCATCAATACTAGTACCAGTTGTTGTTCTAACCGTAGCAGTTAGTGTTGCATCTGGAAGAACTAATGTATTTATAATAGGATGAATCATTTCATAGGCAATGTTCTTAGAACCATAGACTCCAGGTCCACCACCACTCTTAGTTTCAGCTAAGAATAGTTTTGGATATGTAACTCCAGTAGATCTATCTACTCCATCAGTTGAAGTATCTATCTTAATGTTATATTTGTCTAGTCCAATTGGGTTTTCTACCGTAGCATCTTGTAAGAAGTGTCCCTTCTTGATTCTTCTTAGAGAAATACCATTATATTCATACTTATATACTTTTGGATTATAGTTAACAGTGCGAGGAATTGCTATTGATGATGTATCAATGTCTCTTCCAATACCCGTTAAACTACTTCCAGTAACTCCAGTATATGAAATGATTTCATTTCCAATAGAAATATAACCAGGATTCTGAGCAGAAACTGGAATGTTTTCAAAGGTTTCAAATACTGAAATATCATCTGCATCTAACTCAATATCTTCAGTAGATGTTCTTGAAAGTGATCCTACTAGTGTTGCAGGAGAAACATCAGATTCTACACCAGAAATCAACACTCTATTTTGTAGAGAATGCATTCCGTGGTTTTTATGGATAACTTCAATATGTAATCCATCATGAACAGTTTCTATAGATTCAACTGTTACATCAGTATCATTTCCACCATTACCTAATGCATTAATAGTAGTTGTTCCGAATCCAACAACAGGATCATTACTGTAGAAGTATAGTGCTTTAGTAGGTGAAACATTAAAATCACCTTGGATTTCGTCCATAATGATTTGATTTATGCCAAAAATATCAGTTACTGACAATACAAGATTTCTTCCAACAGAAGAGATTCCTAGTTGAGATGCTGTCAATTCTTCGCCAATAACATATCCAGAACCACCATTTACGATAGTTGCAGCAATAGCAACACCACCATCGATTGTAATATCAGCAGTAGCATTCTTACCATCACCTGTTAATGAAACTAGAGGAACATCTTCAAAAGTAAATGCAGGTGCTCCAAACTCAAAAGGAGTATATCCAATGCCAGCATTTGCTAAAGAAAGATTTCCAGTTGCAATACCAGCATTTCCAATATAAACACCACTTGCATTAGAACCTTCTTGATATATGGTATTTCCAATCCTTAAGTTAGTATCAGTTATAGTCGCACCAAGAGAAACTCTTTGTGTTTTAGAATATGTTTTGAGTGGATCTTTATAGAGATTATTTACTTGAGAAACATCACTATTAACAAGAGTTACACTACCCTGTTCTACAAATCTTGCATTAAATAGTGTAAACTTAAGATCTTCATATTGACTTGGACTCCAAGTTGATCCATTCTGAGATTTAAATAGAGATCCTAGTTCATTCTGGGTAGTAATAGCAATTTCTTCACCATTAACACCAAATGTAGTTTCTCCTAGTCTAGAAATCCAAACATAATAATCAGTGATATCAGATAGAAGAACTACACAGTGCTCTTTATTACCTCCAAGGAAAACTGGTCCTTGGAAAGTGACTCTAGTTGGTACAGCAGCATCATCAGAAATATTAACCTGACTTGGTAACAGCTCAACTCTACTTAATGGATAAACTTCTGTAGTTGGAAGTCCAAGTTCCATAGATCTTAGTTCAACATATACTGGAAGATCTTCAGACTTTGCCTGGAAATAAAGATCCATGTGAGTCACAAATACACCAGCAGCATTTGGGATAAAGAATGACTGTGCTAGTGGATCATGTCTATTTGGCGGTGCTGGTGGAGATACTGTGTATGAGACACTACTTGTGGCAGTATTAGTTGGTACAAATGCCGTAGATGTAGAAACAATCGCTCTTTCTTGAGTAATAGTAGCAGTTTCAATCAGAGTATTTCTTACTTGGATTGTAGTTTCTTGTGTTTGAGTAATAAATCCAGAAGAGAAGAACTGTCCAGTAGCTTCTGTAGTCTCTACGCCAAGAATAATATCATTAGATTGGTCGTTTGAAACTTTGAACGAAATAGTACCAGTATTAAATCTTTGATTAGTATCATCGTTTGGATTTGGTACAAACAATGATCCAATAACAACGCCAACTTGATCTGTAAATAATCTCTTATTTGAAATCGTAGCAACTGCTCCACTCGTAACACCTTCCGCTCTAGCACCTATTAAAACATTTCCACCATAACCAGAAGAATAATCACCAGAAGCAGTTGTATCTACATTTAAAATATTTGAAGACTCTGTATAAACAGTTGGTAATAAACTCTGATCATAAGGACTTCTATCATAGAAAGTTTGAGCATTTGGATCATTAATGTTGCCATATTGATGATTTGGTGCTGCACAACGATATCCCGCTATCACAAAGTTATTTTCATCATAGAATATAACATCTTCACCAATAGTAAATGATCCATCGACCATTTCTATTTCTAATAGTTTTGGCGTACAAAGTGCAGTAATATCCTGATCATCAAAGAAAGCGTATAATCTTGTGCTTGGTTTCATCTTCTTAGCGATGAATTCAACATTTCTTGATCTCAAATAAGCAGCACTAGAAGCTGATACAACTCTATTTCCTAGATTTTTATCTTCAATAGGATTAGTTATCCTAGTAGTTGTACCTTGCTGAGTTGCAGTACCAGTATTAGTAGTTTGTACATTAATACCACTAGTTGTTGTTGTGGTAACAGTTACTAGACTTCCACTCTGCGTTGCTGAAGATGTAGTAAATGAATCTGTACCAGTAACTGCTTGGGAAGATCCAGTCCAGTTGTCTGTCCAAGATCCCCAACTTACAGGATCAAATCCATCTTGAGATTCAAACTCTTGAGCAGTAAAAGTAGCACTTTCTTCAATGACTCTACCTTCAATACCAGTAATGATTAGTGGTTCTAGAATAGTCTCTTCGCTCCAAATATCGGAAGATGGGTTTAAATCAATCTGACCATAATAGTTTGTTACAAGATACGGAGTAACATTTACTACTCTTGTGGAAAAAGATTGTCTGATCCTAACCTCCTCATTATATGCTAAAGTTAGTAGTCCCTTACCTGTATTTTCATTACGAGCTCCACCACCACCAGTTATTTGGATATTATTTCCAATAATATTTGATATTCGAGTAAACTTAACATCATCATACACACTTCGTAAAATGCCCTTTACTGGATGAACAGATGGAGCATTGTTAGTGTTATAGTTAATATTATTTGCTAAAGTTAAATCAAGCTCTGTAGTATAACAAGCTGGACGTAGTTCTCTATTTACTTTATCATTTGAGTTCTTAATCTGACCCTCAACAACATATTGATTATTTCTGGTTGAGAAATCATCAACAAAGAAACCAGACTTAAATCTATTCAGTCCATTAGAATCTGGAACAGATAACGCTGAAGTTGATTGCTCTAGTAGATTTAATGTCGTATAATACTCAAGATTTTTAATTCTATTCTCTAACTTAGAGATATCAGACATTCTATATCTTTTATGTATTAAAAGTTGAATATCTGCTGCTTTTCTTGCATTTTTTGCATATGGTGCAAAAGTAACTCTAGCAATCTCAAGAGCATTTGCTGGAGATTCTGGGGGATCTACAGATTCTGATGCAACACCTTTCTTGACAATAATCTGCTCATTAATATCCAAGAATATTCTATCTACTCTACCGAGATAGAATGTGTAGTCTAAGATAATATCTTCATCCGCAACTAAAATGTCCCTAAATGAGTTATTAGTTTCACTGTAGTTCTTTCCAAAGAACTCAAATGGAGATCTTTGACCCTCATAAACGAGGAAAGGATCTGGAATAGGTCTTAAATCTAAAATATCAGTTTTTGATGTCTGACCTGGTGCCGATGAAATTGTATTTCTGGGAATACTGGAATACGAGTTTACACATACGATATCTCCAGCATCGTCAGATGGAATATATACCCTGTCATAAACGACTTTAATCCTTCTTTTTGGAGATGCTGAACTAGAAACTCTCTTTAAGAATGAATATGTATATGCTTGAGAAGTCTCTCCAGACTCAAGTAAATATCTATCAGTGATATTAACGCTTTGCGTATCGATATAGTTTACTACTTCTGCCGTTATGCCAGTTTCTTTGCCTTTTATTGCTTCAGAAGTGGAAGGAGTTTTTTGATTTACCGATACAACTTCAATAGTTGAAGGATTTATAATATTAGTGCATACTAAAACACATTCTGAAGTGCTTCCGATTAAACGCTCACCAACTTTAATGTTATTTGCAGTTGTTGGGGACTTTTCAGAAGTTAGAATATTAGTTATTGTTAACTTCGGTAAAATCGGATCTTCTGTAGTTCTTGATTCGAAAACACCATACAATCTAATGATTTCTGGATGATTTAAACAGATTCTATCATCTTGAACTCTTGTGCCATATGGATAGTTTCCAAATACTAAACCATCATTTAAAGTTGTTGCGCCAACACCAGCGATATTTACACCAGATTGCTCAAGAGATGATTTTGATAATGTAGCAACTTCAATCTTTTTAACTTTTGCTCTACTCTTAACTGTTGATTTGTACAGTGAAGCAATAAATCTTGCTTGACCATTAGTAGTGAGATTAGTTAATGTAACTTCTCTACCACCATTTGAGAATGCAAAGTTTCCACTTTCTAATGGAATAATAGTTCCATCAAGAGTTACCAAAGAATATCTTTCTTCATCATATGGTTGGAAAGATTCATTTGCAGATAATGTAGATTCTGAAATGATAAAACCATTACCTGCAATAGTAACAGAATACTCTCTTCTAATAGAAATTCTAGACTCACTAAGGTCTACAGATTCAATATTTTGCTTGGGGAACGGAGTATATAATGCGTTATTACCAACTTGTCTTTCTGTAGTTAAAATAGCAAAATCTAATCCAGTAGTTGTTGATACTGGAAGAGTTCCTATACAAATACCAGAAACCGATTGAACTGGTTCAATAACAATACTATTAGTCGATACTGATTGGATTTTTGCAAAGTTTGGTATAGTATTTTCGCCAATACTATAAGATACTAAATCTCCATCCTCACAAATACTGGTAAATATGGTTGATGGTGATGTTACTGTAGATACTCCAGCAGATTCGCCTTGAATAGCAACACTTCCCAAAGAAACTTTTTTGGATTGCTTTAGATCACCAGTAAATGTAGATAATCCGACATTTCCGTAAACTGATTTGGTATCATCAATACCATATGATCTAATATTTGTGATTACTCTAGTTTCTCCATTACTAAAAGTGATTTTTTCTCCAATGGAATATCTTCCAGAACTACTATATGCAGTAACCACACCTGCATTTGATGCACCAAACCTTAAGAAAGAAAATGCTCCAGTATATTTGCCATCAATTTTTGATGGAACAGTTTCTGTTACTGGTTGGTTTAATGTAATCTCTGTATAGAAATCTAAATCATATGCATTTAGATCCCACTCATTGAGATCTAGATTGCTTGTGTTGTATGCACCAGATTCTAGAGCAAAATCATATACTCTGCTCAATCCAATCTCTTTGCCAGATGCTTCTAAATTATTTGATCCCAGTCTAGAATCTCTCAAAGAAACGTGATAGGTTGAAATACCAATCTTTGGTGTTCCATGTAACCTATTAAGAGTTAGACCTGTTCCAGGGGCATATTGGATGGACTGATTTAATAATGTTTTAGTATCTCTAGGTTTTTCAAAATCGATTAAAGTACTAGCTAACCTTTCAACCTCATATCCTTTAACATATGCTTTTCCTGGAGATATTTTAAATACTCCCATACTTTCCTTGGGAGTATTTTGTTCTCTAGTTACTTCTCCTTCTTTAAATACACCTCTGCTACCCTCTAAGTCATTTAGAGATTCCTCTACGGTTAGAGTAAATGGTGTAATATAATAATCTCCAGACTCATCGTAAGTTCTTCTGGCGAGTTCATTGCCAAGCTCATTGTACTCAGGATTTCTATTTAAGAATACAATATTGCCGTCTTCTACTCTTGTAAGTTCAATAAAGTTATCTGTTTGATCATCATCTAAATCTAAAGATGCTAATCTTGCTGTGATTTTTAATCTATCTGCTCCAGGAGCAGCATAGTTTGAAAATCCTCTAGAGTTATCAAATAGAGTTGAATCATTATCTGAAGTTATAATCTGCTCAGTAATACTTAGTCCAATCTTTGCATTTGCTAAGAAACTAAACCTATCTACAACTAGTAACTCTTCAGCAACATTAACAAAGTTTCCTCTTAGAAAATATACACCTTCGCTAATAATAGCTGCTGATCCAATAATAGGAGTTTTTACTAATAAGAAATTTTGACCACTTCTAAGAGTAATATCATCAATAGTACTAACATTTTCGTATTGATATTGTCCAGAAATATTGCTTGATGATCTTGAAGCAGTTACAATGGTACTTTGTACACCACGATCACCATAAATGTCTTCAGTATTTTGAGTTGTTACATTTACGAGAGTGGAAGAAGTTACACCACGCCTCAATATAGGAAGAATCTCAGATTCTGCGTAGAGAGATTCTCCTGGTTGAAACTCAGTTTCATTATTGGTTCCAGTATTTAAATACTGAAAATATACCAGAGTATTATTTAAATCTGGATAATCGATTTTTCTAAGTACCTTAACAACTTTAGCTCTTAGACCACTATCTCTACCAACAATAACGTATCCGTACATCTTAGCATTATTAATGTATTGATCAATATCAATAGCATTAAATGTATTTTGAACCTCAACGCCAGTAATCCTGGTAAAACTAATATTACCTGGGATTACAACAGATCCTTCTTTAAAAACGTGGTTTCCAAACTGTTCGATCTGATTTTGCAGTATCGATTGTACGTTTGATAACTCTCTAGCCTGAATGGGATATCCAGGTTTAAAAAGAACTTTATAATAGTTTTTGTCCTCATCAAAGTCATCAAAATAAGGAAAGACGTTTAGATTCGTTTTTGATGGCATAATTCTTTAAAACTGTAAGATTACCTTGATATCTTCTTTTTGGTTTTGGGATCTTGTAATGGACGGTCTATTATCAACATAGATAATGTCTCCAGAGTATTTTTTAACTTCTGGATTTGATATCCCATTTTGAAATTCTTGACCCAAACTGTAGGTCCTATTATTTATTACAGTTGTTATACCAGGATTAGATTCTGTTCCGAAATCTGTATCAATCTCTAATGAAGAAACTTCACCGATAATCAATAAACTTCCGCCACCACCGACATTGGAAGTAAAATCAACTTTACCATATCCATATGATGGAGTATAGTCTCTAGATTTGTCAAAGTTAAATCCATAAAGAGTTCTATCTTGCCAATATTTAAGAACCCCAGTATTTTCATTGTAAGAAACTACTCTTCCAGCAGCAGTAGTACCTGTTGAAACATTTTGTGTAATAATGCTATCTGGTAAATATCTACCATCAGAAATGTTTCCAATAAGCTTAATTGCATGTAATGCACTTACTTTATCATCATCAAGGATATCATTAGATCCATATTTTAGTGGATTTTTTACAATACCAAATCTAGCAACTTGATTTCCAAGAATAAAATCTGGATTTTGTAAATCATTTTCAATTCTACAATAAAGTAATACTCTCGTTGCGCCTAACTCTTTATAAATGTTGTATCCATGACCTCCTTGAGGTGGAATGATAACATCAACATCTGGTTCTTCATAACCAATAGTATCTACTGGTAAACCCCCACCAGCAAAATCTAATACTGCATATGTGTATCCAGATCCACCATTAGTAATGATGACAGAATCTAACCTAGATTCGGAATCGATAATAACTGTAGCTTCCGCTCCAGATCCATCACCTTTAATAGGTACTCTATTATAAACTTGATTTGCTGGACCAATATTTGCACCACTATCAGCGATTACTGCATTTTTTATCTGTCCACTAGTAGAAGCATGAAGTTTGATCGCTGAAGATGATTCATCTACACCCCACTCATCTGGAAGTGGTATATAATCAATACTATCAAACTTAATGATATCCGATGGATTAATAGTATACAAATATTTCCACAAATAACCATCATTACTGCTACCAGCAGGTTTTGGTTCTAAATCGGTAAACAGTGGTTCATCCAATGAAGGTTTACCTGAAAAGTTATTTTCATCAGTACCATTGTGAATACAAATATAAACTTTATAATCCTTATTCACTACATAAAAGTTTGAATAATATAGACTAGTTGCTTCAGATGGTTGTGATAAGTTTGTTCTACTTATATCATGTCTATACATGTCATAAGTAAATCCACTTTCCCATTGGATCTTCCTAATGACTCTTTTAACATCATTTTTAGAAATCCTTTTTAAGGATGTCATAGTGTCCCAATAATCATTCTCTTCGTCAAAACAATCTTTAGGAGATGGTGGTGTTATATCCCACTCAGAGTCATATTCAGTTGCATTTGGGAGACCAATGAATGCATAATAAGAGTTTGAAGAAACTCCAATGGCATTGACAAAGTTCTCAGCATTAAGTATTCTTAGTTGATCAGTTATAATTGCTGACATTGGTAGACTTTTTATCTATTTAGGAGGTTTGCAGGTATAATTTATAATCTAAACGATTTTTCCTGACAACAACAGGTGATGTATTTATTCCAGATAAACGATTGCTATTAACCACAAAACTCATTGGCATTCTTCTTCCTAGATTAGTTATTTTACCCCATGTATAAGTCCCTGCTCTGGTAGTTACTCCTACAGGAGCATTATTTGTAGAAGAATCTACATTTACTCTCACTCTAGTTACAAAGGTAACACCTACCCCTGGAACAGTAGATGATACTGTAGAAACTGCCTGCACTTGGTAAACATTGTCTAAGAAGATATTACCAATAGAAACATTTACTGTTCCTGTGGTATCTCTAGATGTTATTCCATCACCAACATTTGTGTTATCTAAAATGAAATAATCACCAACTTGTAGTGCAGATAAACCAGTAGATGCAACTCCAACAGAAGCAACATCTGTATCTCTTAGATATGAATCTAATGGAACAAATAAATCTAAGTCCAGATATGTATTTCCATTATTAATCTGAATCACATCTCCAAAATCTCCTTCATAACTAACGTTCTCTATAACTTCATATATTGCTCTAGGAGACTCAATAATAACTTGTGGTGGATTCGTTGCCGTATATCCAGATCCAGAAGAAACAACAGTTATTGAATCTACTGATCCATTACTAATGCTACTTTGTAGAACTGTTTGGTTGGTATAGAAGTTATTTTTATTTGTAAATGTTAGATTGTCTGGATTTGGAATAGATACAGATGGTGTAAATGTATATCCAAGACCACTATTACTGATAACAACACCAGTAATAGTTCCAGCAGTAGAAACAATAGCAGTTCCAGCAGCTGAAGTAATGGATTCTTGTGATACTACTGTTATCGTTTGCTTTCTTGTTTGTTCATTAGAATATTCTCTAAGATCATCGAAGAAAATCTTAACTCCATCAACGTAAATATCCGTTGAAGTTGTATTGATAGTATCAATCACTCTTGCTACTGGGGATATGTGTGGTTCATAAATTGATCTAGATTTTCCAACATAACCACCATTCACTGCAATATCATTCTTTTGTTGGCAAAGAGCAATAGGTCTGATAATGGATTCACTTTGATCTAATCCTGGACCTGGATACGCAATAGTTTCAACTGTATTTGTACTCGCAATATCAAATACTTGACGTTCATTTTGCAAATACAATGGATTATCGCTATTAATAGTAAATAAATCACCTTTTTCAATTGGTTCAATAATGTCTACATTTCTAGTGTCAACTGATCCAGAACCCCTATAAAATACTATATCTACTTTTGTTCCTATTTCTAGAGGAACTGGGAACTCAATAATACTTCCATTTTCAAAAATATAACCTTCATCTGGAACTTGTAAAACATCATTTACAAATACTAGAAGTGTAGATTTAACTTCAATACCAGATCCTGGTTTTGATCTAATAGTTGTTTGTTGACCATTAATATAGATTGGGAAGAATCTTCTACTTCCATCAATGAGGTCTTGAATAGAATCAATAGGTTGCAACTCTCCAAAATGCCATGCAGAGAAATCATCTGCATATAAACGATCTACAATAATAGTGAAGTATTCGAATGCACCATAATCCGATGTAGTTGGGATACCAGTTTCACCACCAACAGGAACTGTTAATAGATCACGAACATTGAATCCATAACCATAGTTTCTTACCTCAAAGCTTAAAACACTAGAATCTTGACTTACAACAAGATCTACATATGCCTCAGTTCCCAGTCCGCTAGAAGGTGCTTGATATTGAAGAGGAATATTCCAATATGGTTCTGGATCATCAAATATAACTTGAGGTGGATTTGATGAGGTATAACCAGTTCCTGGATTTGTGATTGCAATAGAAACCACCGACCCATTATAAACAGTTGCAAATCCAATGTATTCTACATCAGAATCTAAAGATGTTGTTACAACACCAATCTTGACATATGTTTGGATTCCAGATCTATATCCAGAACCAGAGTTGCCAATAGAAATATTGGAAATTGATCCTGTACCAGATATTGTAGCGGTTCCTCCAGCAGAAACTAAAGGTTGATAACCAAGTCCAGCAGTAGAACCAACTGAAAGGATGATTCTTCCTCTTGGTAAACCAGATTGGTTAATATCATAATAACTGGTGCTGCTACTAAATCCTGTAAACTTAATCTTAGTTTCACCACCAACTTCCAACATTGTATAGTTTCCATTATTAAATGGACCATCTGGAATTTGGAAAACATTATTAACAAGAACAGCAGCATTTAGTGATGCAATACCTGTCACATTACTACCCAGACTTTGGATAGTAAAATCATCATCATATCCATTAAACTGATCGGATACTGTATCTAAGATAAAGTTATCGTTGTATGGATCATACTGTGACCCAGGAGAAGAGCTTCTTAAGAAAACTCTACCATTGAACTTAGATCTTACATCAATACCAAAGTAATCGACTTCATCTGGTTTGTTGAGAGAGTTTTCAAACTGAATGTTTCCAAAAGGTGCTTCTGGGAAATAAATGGTATTGCCAACTATATTATAGTTTGCAGTTACTTTTGTTACTACACTTCCAGCTGGATGAGTATTTCTCTTAGTTCCAATAAATCCTCTTGTACAATAAACAAAGTTTGGATTATCATTAAATCCAATAACAAAGATTCTCATGATTTCATTATCAATCTGAATCAGATCTCCACCTTGGAATCCATCAACAGATTGGAACTCAAGGGTAGCATTAAATGGAGTTGAATCTATTGCCAATAGAGCAGTTGTTCCAGATGAAACTACTGGGGATTGAACAATATTATCTAGAGAAATCAGAGTTCTTGTATTTTGTTTTTTAGATGTAAATTTATGATCTGTAGTAATCCCTAAAGACGCAACCTCAAAGATTTTTGGATTAAATGCCAATGCATCAGATGCAGATGCTGCAACTTGAATACTTAACTCGTCTACTTTAATCGCATATACCGTTGTAGGCAGTTTATCGGTAAGACCTATTCCTGGAACAGTAGTAGACGCAATAGAAATAGCATTATCGGTTAATCCAACATCAGAGAATTTATAAGAGTAATCTAACTCTTCTCCAGTAACAAAATAGTGTCCAGGTGTGCTGATAATATTATTATCAATATCAAGTTGACTTGCTTGAGTAGCATCAATAGTTTTTTGGAATAATGGTTGTTCTTTATGATATAGTTCAAATGATTTTTTGATTGAAAGTTCAGTTCCTTCATAATCACCAAATCCAGAATCAACTCTCATGTTTCCAAGATCAATGATTTGTTCTGGAGTTGTTGTTTGATCATAGTAACCAATCTTGTATTCGAAGGTTCTAACATCAACATCGATATTTGGTTCTGGAGTAAAGACTATACTACAAGTAGATCCATTGGATATTGCACCAAACGTTCCAATACCAGTATCAGTTCCACTTGAAACGATGGAAGCAACATAATCGACCTGTTTATTCCAGGTTGACATTACAACAAACTCTTCTGCGTAATGAGTACCATTAGTTAAATCTTGTACAGAAGCAATCACATATGTTGCATCATATCTACCACCAAAAGATGATAATGTAGATGCGGTTGGTGTTGGTGATGCAGAGAAAGAAGTGTATGTAGTCTCCAATAAAGCACCATTTACTGCAGCAGTTCCTACACCAGTATTTGTCGAGGAGAATGCTTTAATAGATGCATCTACTTGGAACTCATTTGAGTTTGGTGAATCAAATGCACCAGTTACAATGATTTCAGATCCATCTATAGAATATGTAAAGGTAGCAATACCTGGAGTACTATCAGAACCACCACCAGAACTATTTAAAAATCCATATTCATTTACGAATAGATCTGCACCATCAGTAGTAATAATCAACTCTTCTGTCTGCACATATCCATTATCAGCACCAACGTGAATGATTAACTTATTAGTAGTATCATTCAGAGATAATCTAAAGACTTCAGACACACCTGGACCAATACTTGGAATCTGTTCAGAATACATATGAACAGCATCGCCAAGGATAGATTCTGAGATTGATCCAACACCAACTGTAGAAGCATCGATTTCTAAAGAAGTTACAAAGACTAAGTAGTTTGTCGTTTTATAACTGATTGGGAAGAATCTCAATAAAACTTCAGCACCAGAAATCTCCGCATCAAAATCTCCAATGGTTGATTGTGGGAACAATTTCGCATAGTCAACATTAAATACATTTAAACCATCAGAGAGTAGTAGAACTACACCTGCTTGTCTTTCATATGGATTATCGATATTTTCAACAATAACAAAGTATTTTCTAAATCCAACAACTTTTTGGTAGGCATCAATAGTTGAATATCTTGTAGATCTTACAACCTGATTAAACTCTGAAGATATGTCATCTAGTTCTAAAACTCTATTGCCAATAGACTCAATATAATCTTGTAGTAGTCTAGACCTTAGAATAACCTCTTTAGATTTTCTAGTCTCATTTATGATAGATGTAGTTTCTGTAATAGTATCAAAATCTTGATAGCAATCTACGTCAATAACTCTATGGATGTCAGCAATACCACTAATATCTCCAGATGATTGAATAGTTTCTATTCCCACAAAAGAGTTTGGTTCTGATGGAACCAAAATATCACTAAACTTTTTAAATCCTACAGTATGGAGTAGATTTGAAACATATGGATTCCAAGTTTCATAGTCAACTTCAGATTTTACAGAGTAAGAGAAGTATTGGTAGTAATCACTATCGTGTATTCTTTGTTCTGGATCATTTAAGAAACCTTTTCTTGTTGACCATCCATTTCTAACTGCGGATCCAGAAGTAACTGGAAAATCTATCTCATCTGAGACTACTTTTAATACTCTGGATCTTCTTCCAGAAACTAGTCCTCTAAGAACATCTCCAACCTTAAAATCATCCAGGGTATAAACTTTAATAATGTCTCTATCATAATCAATACTCTGAATGTTTCCTCTTGCACCAGAGGTTCCTACAACTGGTTCATTGCTAAAGAACTTACTCTTTTGAGTTTCAATCTCAAAAGTTGGTAAGTATTTTAATGGAACTATTCTTCCTACTGAGTTAAAAACATTAAACTTACCAGGAGATTCTCCTTCTCCAAGAAGATTTTGTAGACTGTATGTAACAGTTGCTCCAATACCACCAAGAGCAGGATCTCTATCAATAATAGTAAATGTAGTATAGTTGTAGTTTTCTGAGTTATAACCTTTACCAGTAGTTGCAATACCAACACTTACATTTTCGACCAATACTTTATCACCAATCTCAAATGGGAAGTCTTGTAAGAAACTGTATGATGGAGAAAGTTCTACAGTTACATGCTTATTATCCTCATTAAATGTAATAGTATTGATTCCAATGCCATTTGAGTTGTTTATAGTGAGGATTTTTGGTGAATATTCAGATAAGTTATATGTATTTTTAATAATATCGACTTTTCTCGTGAATATGTTATACTTAAACTCCAAATCTTCCACTAACTTATTGGTATATCCATCAATAATGATGATATCTGGAGCAGTAGAATAGTTTTTACCTGGCGAAATAACCTTAACTTCCTTTACAGAAGACAAGTAATCTAACTCAATAATTGTAGGAGTTTTTGATGATGGTCTAATAGTATTGTCAGAATAATAATCGTAACCAATATCGTCAAACTCGATATTTAATGGTGTACCAATATTGTTACTTTCGACCTTTAGAATGGCACCACTACCATTTTCCGAAACAATCTTATCTATTTTAGGGATACTCTTATATCCTTCACCTCTAGATTGAATCTCAATTTCAGCAATAGATCCTTCAACAACTGGAGATTTAACAAAATAGTTTAGTACGTTTCCTCTACCAGAAGTATATTCATATCTTTCTGGGTCATTAAAAATAGGTGCTGTAAATGTATTTGATGTATTTGAGTTGATTTTGTAGGTATTAGAAAACTTACTATCAACAACATTAATGGAGTTATTACTATATCCATCATCTGATCTATTTTTATAAGTGTAAAGTTCAAGATTTTCTGTATTATTACCAAATCTTCTCTTTGGAACTAGATTATAATAAATCTCTTTTGGTAGATTTGAACTATTTCTTAGAGTTGCTTTTGCATCACTTGAAATACCTATGGAACCATTATATGTCAGATCAAATGAACGTTGTTTAGTAGTTGAATAGAACTCATGGGTCAACATGTGATCCCAATATAATCTAAAATCAAATGCCTCTTTTTCTCTCTCATTATTGATTGATAATGAAGAATCGGAAAGATCAAAAATAATATCTTCATATCTTACAACTTCTAATGGTTGATTTATTGGTAATATTGATCCAGCAAGAGATGCTGTAATATCTACAGAGTTTATACCCAACAGAGCATCATATCTTTGCTTCGCTAACTTAATTTTATTGGGAGTAATAACAGACACATAATATACTTTATCATGATCTAATCCAGTAGTTATCTGTGGATTGGATGATAGATATATTACTTGTTGTCCACGTTGATACTTATGGTTTTCTATTGTAATGAAGTTTTTTAAAGTATTTACATCAGAAGACTCAAAATCTCTTCTTCCAATGATAACAGCTCTGTTTCGTTTGTTATATTCTACTTTATAAGTTGTAGAAATGCCCGATTCTACATAAAGATCAAATCTATCGCCAAGAGAAAGACCATGTGGAGTACTTGTAGTAACTAATACTCTATCATCTGAAATATCACACTCTAAAACATTTGAATATCTTGGAGTTAGACTGTGAACAGAACCCAGTCCAACATTAGTGAATAACAATAGTTGTGGATCTGTGGTGATTCCAGAAGATACAGTTGTCAAACCAATCAGATTGCTGTTTATTTTTACAGCATAAATCTGTTCAACATCAGAAAGTAAGAATGATCCGTTTTCATTTTCTACGGTTATAGAAGTTCCACCTTCATTTGAATAATCTAGTAAATCACCAGTAATAAGAGGATGATTGCTTATATTGATTGTTACTGTATTCAATCCAACATTTTCTGAGGGGATAAAATATAACGGATTTTCTAGAGAGTTTGTAAAACTTGTTGTTATGAAAGAATTTTGTGGACTAAAGGTGAACTTTCTTGGAACTTCAATAAATCCTGAAGATACTTGGTGAGTTGATCCAATAGAACCATCATATTCCCTTTGAACTAATAATCTAGACTTGTTAGATTCTACTCTTAAAACCTTTATTTTTTCATTATTAAGTTCATAAACATCATTTGGATAAATCAAATCAAAAATAGTTGCAACAGAAATATGAGTAACAATTCCAGTTACTGAAGGAATATCAAGATTTTGCTTTAATGTTATTATATTAAACTTAACATTTATCTCAGTTGTTGTTAATAGTTCATTATTGAATGTTAATGATACACTCTCCCCAGGAGTATAACCATGTGGGTCTTCAGTAAATGCAGTGAATACTTTACTGGTTTTTATAATATTGCATGTTTGCGATTCGGAGTGAAGTAAACTGATAGATTCAATATCTACCCCCTTTACTTTGCTAACCATACCTTTTGCTTTAAATGTATCAATTTGTCCGTCAAATACAACTCTATCTCCAACTTTGTAGTTATAACCACCAGTAACAATACCAACACTAGTTACTGATCCAAACTTTGTAGATTTTACGATTGCGTTTTGATTTCTATATGCTTTATCATATTTTAAATATGGATAGTTAATAGTATCTGCCAGCAAGCTGTATGGAGCAGTATTTCTAGTCAAACCTGAAGTATTTAAATCAAAATACTCTAAAGTTGATGTTGGTTTAAAGTTAAACTTTATAGGAGAAGAAATATATTCATTCCCAATAACATATGGGAAAACTGGTCTTCTATATGATTTAAATAATCCATTTGAATCAACCTCAGTGTTTACAGTACAGAAATACGCATAGACACCATTTGGATAATCTGGAGTAACACAATATCTTCCATTATGTTTATCCAATGTACCATTTCCAGTGAATGTATAATCTTCAATAAAAAATCCTGGTGGAAAATCTACTAGATTTGGTCTATTTTTGTCTTTGTTTAAATCAGTTCTTAATTCATATCCTGAAGTCATCTGGATTATTCTACCACCAGTCTGTGATGAATAAGCGTATGGACCATAGATTGGATTTCCATCATATGCCCATCCAAGAATTGGAGAATGTGCTAAAGAAACTGATTCAACTCCATTAATAAGTTCTAAATCTGGATTAAAAACTTCAACACCATTTAAGAATCTACTAGCAAGAGAAATCTCTCTAAGTTTTCTTGGCGCATAGGTATGAACGTATTGAATACCTTTTGATTTTGTCTTTCCTTCATATAAGAAAGAGTCTTCTGGTGAAATCAGTCCAGTCGAAACATATCTTTCAACGAGATTTATTCTCCAAGTCTGAATATTTGCAGAAATACTACCAGAGATTCCTCTGTTGACTACAAGTGCTTGAGTACCTTCAGATTGATATCCGATTCCAGGATTTTCGATTATAATATCAGAAATATAACCATCTTTTACGATTGGAATCAAGTTTGCACCAACTCCAGTACCAATTACAGAAACATCTGGTGTGGAATAATAATCTTTTCCCGAATCTTGGATTATTACAGAAATAATCTCGCCATTTTTAATAATGGGTTTTAATCTAGCATTTCTGCCCTGTAAAATCTGAATATTTGGTTGAGAAACAAAGTTTGAAACTTGAGATCCGTACTTTTGACCACCATTTTCGATAAAAACACTATCAATTTCACCAATAAAAATGGGTCTTATTCTAGCATTTGTATCAGCATTAAGATCTTCCTGACTTAATGAAGATCTTCCCTCAATTGTGACTACAATATCCTGATATTTGAACGTATGATCGCCCTCTATAAATCCATCAAAGTTAATATACTTTTTCTGCTTATAAAAAATGTCTTTTTGTGCTGAAATTCCTGAAATAGCGCATAATCTGAAAGAATCATCATGATTTTTTAGTACATAATAGTCCGTTCCAGATGAAAGACCAGCAACTGGAGCAATTTTTGGATTATAGGTGACTATTTCTCCACTTTGATAACCATGATCTTTGATTTTAATCAAATCTTTATATGTACTAATGCCAGAAGATGGACATGATCTGTATTTTTGCTCATAACCATATCCATTTTGGGAAATATTTACTCTTTTTACTCTATTTTTTCTATTTGTGGACTTTAAATTGTGCTTTCCAGTTCCTATTTGATCCAGATTGATTGGATTTCTATTATCTAAAGCATCAGATTTGGATTTATGCAACTTCACATTGTAACTATCAACAAGAGATACAAAATAATATGAAGATGTGGATAAACCAGCAATAGCTACTTGACCCAAAGTTTCATATTGAATGGATTCTCCATCTTTAAACTTGTGATAAGTAGAAAAACCGATACTATCATTTACAAGATCTACTTCAGAAGCATTAAAAGTTGAAAAATGGACATATTTTTCAAGTTCTACTTCTGCTTTTGCTCCAGTTCCATTACCCCCAGATATTTTTATCACTGGAGTTTCAATATAATCAAATCCCTTATCTAATATATCGATTCTACTTAAATAACCTTTTACCGAAAGGTTAGATACACATCCAGAACCGTTTGGATCAGTAATTCGCAAATGAGGAACATTGATTACATCATAACCAGAACCTTTTGAAAGAACGTCTAGAGATTTAATTTGACCATAAGAGATGAAATCTTTAGATTTATAGTTTAATAGTTCAATACCATTTCTCCAAATACCAATAGTATGTGATTCAGTAATCTTTGCTGATACATTAGAATGTTCATGTCCTGGGTGACGAACTATTTTTCTGATGATATCCTGAGGTTCTATCTTTCTACTGTCAAGATTTTTGTAAACATAATCATACGATTCAATAGTATCTTGGATAACGACGCCACTAAATTTTACTGACTGACCTTTAACTATATTTGTTCTACTTCTATAAAGTTTAATCTGAGTTGGCGATACTTTTTCAATAAAATATATTCCTTTATCAATATTTAAAGATTTTTGCTCATCTTCGTCAATAATATTGATTACACCACCCATTGCTTGATGGTTTAAACATTGATAATATAAAACATCTGGAGTATCTTCTTGAACCTCCCAAACTAATACGCCATTACTTACATCATTATTTTTAATGCCATCATTGTATTGATCACTAACTGTCCCATTGGATTCTATCTGAATCCTAAAGGGGTGTTGATTCATATCATTTCTAAAGGTATATTTTTTACCTCTTATTAGAACCAAAGTTGGATTATTCTCATAATCTCCAGTTTCATTATTGATAAACTTATAGCTTCTTACACCATTTGCATCAAGAGTATAACTTGGGATATATGAAACAGTTCTGGGTTTGTATACTACAGCATCTCCAGTTATAAAACCATGTTTACCAATATCTAAAGTGTCTTGATCTTTAAATATGCCAGAAAATGCACGTATTCTTTTATTTACATTTAACTCTTCAACTTCAAGAGATGGTCTATAAAGTGGTAAAGATTGCGAGTTTACATAAATGTCATTTGTTTTTCTGTCATAATAAGTATTCTGAACATCAGCTGGATAGTTGATTATTCCATCAAAGTTTGATTTGTTTAGTTTTTTCTTTAAATCATATTTAATATTTTCATTTAAAAATACTCTACTACCTCTTACAATAACAGAAAACTGGTTATTCCATTCAACAACAGTCCCATTATAGGAACCAGAAATGTCAGATACTGGGGTTAGAGTAATGTTTTGACCAACTGATAGATCATGCTTTTCATAAAAATAAACTCTGTAAGCAAAATCAGTGTTATCTAATAACTCAATAGATTTTACTTGATAAGTTTTGGGAATGTTATAAATCCAAGAAGAAGATCTTGGATCATTTTTTATTTCAGTACCAAGTGTTTTTATTGGAAGATAATCATTTTTTCTTAGATTTTTTACCGATGGTAATATAGTAGATTCAATACTATTATCAAGAACACCTGTTACACGTACTTTAACTTGACCACCCGTAACATTGACATACGAATATACATCTAGATTAATATCACTATTCTCTTTAAAATCTCTTGTTAATCCAGTACATCCCAAAAACTGTGTAGATGTTTTGGAAGTATATTCTACGCGATATTCTAGGTTGAAGTCATCTTTTAATACTAAAGTTCCACTAAGAGGAAATCCAATGGTTGAATCAACATCAACAAATGTTTGATTTTTTTCTATACGTGTAGTATTTTTAGTTTTAGGATGAATGGTAAAGTTTCCATATGTGGAATCGTAGTTTTCCTCAATAGAGTTATCAATATATAAACGATAAAAATCTTTATTATCTTTTTGCAGTTTTTCTAGTTTTGTAATAATACCCCTTGTATTTGGAATATTAAACTGGGTATCTTGGTATAATGTTCTATTTTCTAACTCGCTTGCATCACCTTCAATAAGTTCTACAATAAGATTTTTTGTGATGGAATATCTAGAACTAGAAGGTTCTACCAGATAGTTACTTGGAATAACAATATCTACTGGTTTTCCATATAATGCTTTGAATAATAAATCAAATGAGCATTCAGAACCCTTGGATCTATAAAACTCTTTAATATTTTTTACAAAAGTTGACTCATTAATAACGTCATAAAACTCCTCATTTTCAAATCCAGGAGCAATCTGGACTTTTATTTTTTTAAAAAACTCTTTGAGTAAGATGATATTTAAGTTGGTTACAACATCACCATTCTTATGCTTAGATGCCTTCGTAGACGTGAAAATGAGTTTATTCGACGTTACACTACCCTTTAGTCCTGTAACCCCCGAGAAACCCCTTCTACACCCCGTAAACTTGGATCTGGTGATCTTACAGATGTATAGGTCAGAAGTCTCATATCCATCAATATCTGAAGAAGGTACTGGTGTAAAGTTGACTTTGATATTATTACCATCATTGGTGCCAGTTACAAGACCTTCGCCAATAAATTTAGATTCATCTAAGTTATAAACTCTTACATACCAACCAACAGTAGATGTAGTGTCCTCAACTTCAGTACTGGTAATCTCATTAAATCCAATATCAATCTTACCAACAAACTCAATAGGTTCCTCTTCTACAGATCTATTATAAAAAATAACCTCATCATTGATCTGAATAAGACCTTGCGAAGATGGAAATCCTCTAGTAGTATCTACAAAGATATCCTTTTCGTAATAAGAAATACTTGCAGTTAGATTGCAAGAATCTACTAGGTTTGTCAAGTTATCAATCTTGACATATTCTGCTAGATTTTGAATAAGGTCTAGAGATTGCCCAGAAGTTTCTTGTGAGATATAGTATTGTTTTAAAAACTCTACAAGCAGGGGATACTCTTCCCTAACATACTCGGGAACAAGATTTTCTACAAGACTATTAAGAGATACTTTTTCCATATTTTTAGTTTCTTATATACTGTCCGCTGGTTGAGTTTGTGTAGCTTGATGAGGTTATGAACGAGGATCCTGAAGTATCTTCCCCAGAAGATATTGAATCTCTAATCATATTTAACATACTATTTGTAGTGTCTAACTGAAGATATAGATCTTGTAATCCAATAACATCATTTGAAGATGGAGATCCAGAAATTTCAATAACCGAGGTATTGAACTTGATTTTTTCTGTAGAGGTAATAATAGTTGGATATAGAACAATCTCACCCTTCTTATAATCCACCTTCCCATAGTTCCTTCTAAGCACTACAGGAACGCCTCCATTCAACTTAAACAGGATTATCTCACCCATACCCCCTCTCATAGGAATATCGGTAATATAGACGGTATCGATGTAGTTAGAGACTTTAAATCCAGAAGACTTTATATTATAACCATCACAGTTATTAACATGTATACCATTACCATAACAAATCTCATATTCAGCTAAAGCATTAATAGATGCTTTTAGATCTCTTCTTATAGTAATTTTAGTGATGTTTGATGTGATAGATGCATCAGTATCATCAATAATCTTCAAGAACTTACTATATTTAAATCTAGCACCATACTTATTCAACTCAACAGAGTCTGCATATCTTTCAATAGAATCTGCAATGTTTGATTTCAATGAATTTACACTGCCAACTTTATTGATATCATAGTAAACACTACTATCATATTCAACATAGAGGTATTTAAGGTCAATAATCTCTGGTCTAATACCAGCAACACCATATTTACCTAAAGAATCTTTGATATTATTTTTAACTGATATTGGTAAGATATCTCCCTCATATGGTTTGATAGTAATAAAAACCTTACCATATTGTGGTGGATCTAACTCTTCACCACCAAAAACAGAAACTGATTCTGCTTCGGGATAAATCTGAGTAACTATAGCTTCATAATCTGATGAAGTGACCGCTCTACCATGAGTAGAATATAATCTAGGTGCAAACTTTTTAATAGAATCAATGGATTCAATGTTTCTACCACCTTGAGATGGTCCATCAGAAGATACTATAGAAATGCCAGCATCTACAAATCTGTTATTATTACTATAAATCTTGCCAACATACTTAAAGGTCTCAATATTATTAGCTTCTTCGCCACCATCACTAACAATATAAGAGAGTTCTACAATATTACCATCTTCAAGTTTCCTACCAAATACTCCATCACCAAAGATTATCTCATATCTTTGGTCTTCAATCTCTTGTAGGAAAAATACTCTAGATTCTGATCCAATAGCACAAAAGTCTTTACAAAGACTGAAAACCTCAGTAACAGAACTTTCGGCACTTTTTCTTACGACCGCCCTAATAGTATTAGTATCAATATTTGCATTATCTAAAATATATCTCTGATTTGGAAAAATACTATTAACAGTAAATGATTGTGAGACTAGACTTCCTTCTAGAATCTCAACATTATTAAAAACTGCAATCCCATTTACAACAGGAGCAACAATATCATCTCTTAAGGAGAAAATATAGTTGCTTTTAGTGACTCCAAGTTGGGTTATGCAGATAATGCCAGATTTTAAAGTTAAGTAAGTTGGTGATATATTACCAGATGATAGATTGACAATAAATGATATAATAGCTTTGGAACAGTTTCTGGATCTTGGTAAGTATCCAATATGCTTTGCCAAAGATACTACGTTCTCTCTTAGGGTAGCACTATCAATAAAAACTTCGTTAGTTATCATATTAGCATTATATGCTGATATGTAACTGTTATATGCTAGAGCATCAATAATAGTTGATAGATTAGATCCCTGAAAATCATAATCTGTAAAGTTTGAGTTTGATCTTAGATATTGCGTTATACTATCTTTTATCTGATCAAAATCTAAATTTGTGAAGTTTACTATTGCCATTTATCTAGTAGGCTGCAGTGCGAACGATAGTTGTTGTGGTAAAGCATCTATACCAATGATAAAATACTTAATAGTAATATTAAATTCGCTATTATCATAGTCTGGAATGACAATAACTTCATCAAGTTCTACCCTTGGTTCATAGTTTTCAATAGAATTTTTTATTTGATCCTTGATTAGTGCTGCAGTAGCAAAATCCATATTTTCAAATAAAAGATCTGATACTCTAGAACCAAATCTTGGATTAAATGGTTTCTCTTCAGGGGTAGTCATTACAATATTTCGAATAGAACGGGCTATTGCGGTCTCATTTTTGATTGCAATAAGGTCCCTATTCAGTGGGTTAAACTGAAAACTTGCACTAATATCCTTAAAACCCGCTGATACCCGTTCTAATGGCATTTAATAGTATTTAAACTATGTTTATTTATCACCCAAATATAGGTTCTGTTCCATATTCCCAGTCATCATAGTCATCATCATTGCGAATCCTTTCATGAACCTCTTTTTGCACTTTAAAATCATGCTTTTTAGGTGTCATATCGTCTTCTGCAATCTCACGAAGCATTTTAGGTTTTGATCTTCCTGCCCAATAATCGGTGATTAAGCTTGTTGTTCCCCAAATCTCTTTCATATAGTTTACATCTCTATCTGGTTCTGGATGGATAGCCATCTTTTTACTCCTAGTTATGTTAACAGAACTTTTTACGGGGTTTCTATCCCGTATCAGTCTATTAAAAATCCCCTTCTTAAGTAATCTGGATCTTCCATATACTTATATTTACCATTTTTCCCATTTATAGAGAGCTTTTCCGTGATTTTGTATGCCTCTTACGGTTAAAATCGGTTCTTTCCGAGCAAAGCGCCCCATACCCATAAAATTCATACAAGGTCTGACAATAAAAAAGTCGGATTTGGGTACAGGGACTCCAGAAGGTCCACAAGTATACCCAAGTTTCCGACTTAAAATAAGTTTATTATAAACCCAAAGGTCATCTTGATGAATTTGTGAGTATTCATCAAAGACTTTCATTACTTGCCCTGACCACGATAAGGTTTGCGAGCATTATTACGAGATGTGGCAGCATATTTTGTGTTCTTCCCTTGACCCTGAAGGGTAGATTTGGGTTTGGACTCAATCTTTTGCCCGCCAGTAAAACTAGGTCGCTTTGCCATAATCAGTTAATCTCCAGTTCGATTTTGTTTGGATCGTATGCATTGTTATCATAAAACTGAGATGCCATTTCGTCAAGCATCTCAGTTGTTTCATCGTAAGTTAAATCTTTATAAAGGATCTTTCCATCATAATAGATTGTAACCCTTGGATCAGATGACTCGGGTTTTTTCATGTCCTACACGAATACGTGGATCACACCAGATTTCAAATCCTGCTTCAATAGCATCGAGACAGAATGACACATCCTCTCCACACATGTCTTGTACTGCACCAGACTCAAAAACTTGCATCTTAGGTGCAAACCATGGATACTTCATATCCTCATGCTCAAATACACCATTCTTAATCATAACCCATCCGAATCCTGTATAATCAACAGTGAATGGCTTACGACGCTTGCTGATACCATCAACCATTTCATGATTCATGACACCACCATTACTACGGAAATCATCCTCCTCTAACCAATGTGCTACTGATGTAGTACGACCATCTTCTGTAGAATACCAACCAGCAACAATCTCTTTCTCTTCCCCTTCTGCTGGTACTGCTAGATCACATAGTTGCCAAAACTTTTGAGTGTTGAAAACAATGTCACTATCAATCCATAGTTGATAATCATACTGTAGTTTTCCATCCCAGGGAATCTGATCAGGTCCACGTAGTACATTTGCACCAAGACACTTACAACGTGCAAAGTTGACCATCGATGAGTAATCTTGTGAAATCTGAATACTCATTCCGTTTTGTACTAAGTCAAATGCTAACTGTACAAATGCTTTTAGAAATGTAAATGAACATCCCCTTCCTGGTAGACAGAATACAATGCTCTTGCCTCGCATCCTCTCTTTGATTGCTTCATAATCCCAGTCCTCAACTGATGATGATTGACTGCCCGCTGTGGGGGTTTTTGCTTTTACTGTGAATCCTTTTGCCATGAGTGAATAATCAACCTCAAATCAAACTCTAACGTCTTATTTATCTCTTGTCAATACGATGCGTTTATCGTATTGACCCTACTAGATAAACACTCTAAGTAACTTAAATCCTCTGATTTATACTCCGTATTTAAAAACTCTACCAGAGTATTCAAAGTCCTCCATACTGTATCAAAGTCTTCCTCTGATACATTATGAATAATACATCTATCTTTTGCATATATGTGATAAACTTTATCCATATAAAAATTTACCGCCGATTTTTTCAATCATTCTTAGTTTGTTACCGCTTTATATATGCATACTAATGCAATGCCTGTCGGAATCCCTAAGATACGAAGAAATACTTTCGGATACCTAATCATCCATCCTGCTAATACAACCTTCCAAAAGTTCCAATACGGTCGCCGTTTTTTCATCTCGGATAAAACCTCTTAGACTACTCTTATACCCCTCGGATTTTTTTTGAGAGTCTTATATCACTCTCGCGCTTTGTCACCTCTGTAGGTTAGGGTAGTTAAGCGTTTTTATACGGTACGCCCGCTTATTATAATAACCCGCAAATCGCATTTACTGTTAATACGAATAACGAATAAATCGTAATCGCTGCTGTTACGAATAACGAATAAATCGTAATCGCTGCTGTTACGAATAACGAATAAACTGCGATTGCACGAATAAAGAATAACGAATAAGATTTAGGAGTGTGTGTAAAGAATAAGTGGGGGCACTGTGTATAACGAATGCCCCCACGATTACACTCAGGCAGCGATACGCTGCAGGGTCTCATTCTTGATCGAGATGTTGACGAACTTGCCAACACTTTCACCCTGTTCGATTACCTTAGAGAGCGAAGTTACAAAGTTGGCGACATCGGACACGGTGTATTCATAAGCACGACCGCCTGCAAAAGTGAGGGTGGCGGTGTTATCTTCCAGAGCGATGTTCTCGATTGCGGTGCTGTTGGAGATAGCGAAGTTCATTGTGAAATAAGAAATCAAAGTGTACGGTTTGAGTGTCTTTAGAGCGCATCTCATTCTCATTAGTTATCAGGAGAACATAAACTCACCGTCAAACTCGAACTCGTTGTAGACTTTAGACTGTCCCGCCTGTCCCACGAACTTATGAACGAACCACTTAAAGTTACGTTGGAATACATACTCACCCTCGATTGCGTGCTCAGAGAGGATAGCGTTCAGTCTAGACTTAGTGGTCTTAGATTGATACCCACCGTCGAAGATTTGCACGAAATCTTCACCAACCTCAGCGATCTTGTTGCCGTAGAGATACACAGTGGACACACCGTCGTTGTCACAAACAACCTCAGTGTCAGCGTTCTTCCAGTTGACACAATCGCTGATAGCGGTGTTCATCTGCTGTTCGATCTTACGCATGATAGTGAGAGCGATGTGTGGGGTTTGTTTCCTCCCCCCGATGAACCTATAATAGGTCGTTTTGGGGAGGAGATCAAGCGGTTGTGGACTGTTTAGTGACTGTCACATCCGCGTCGTGGGTGTTTGGTGTGTTCCCCTCGACTCCTATAGAATCCCACATTTCGCCTCACCGTTCTGTAGCGGTTGATACCGTTTTGCTAATTGATATTTTACCAGTCAATATTCATATCTTCTACATAAACCTCAACCTTTTCTGTCGGTTCGAGGTTAAAAATCTTCTCATAATCAATCTGACGAGGATCGAAATCCTCCATAACTTCCATGTCCAAAGTAATGCGTACCCGACGCTTTTGTGCCTTAAGATAGGAGACCATGAGAAACTCTCTGAGGTTGATTGACTGTTACAGTGTAAGATCTTATGGTTTGAATGTCAAGTGTCGCTCAGTATTTATGCGGAACGATTATGAGATTTTGTGAGAATGTTGGCAAACCCTGATGCTACCCGCTTGACATTTCGGAGGTTTTATGATAGTGAGCGGTCTAAGATCACAAGACCTGAGTACATTTAATGAGGCATTTAACAAGACCTGAGTACATTTAATGAGGCATTTAACAAGACCTGAGTACATTTAATGAGATCTTAAGTACATTAAATCAGTTATTTCACCA